TGTTATATTTGTCGTAGTAGTCATCGTATATGAGTAAATCACTGTTATGCAAAGTTGTTGGAACTAAAGTGAAATTGGTGTCGTTATCCGTGTAATTTAATTGGTTATACATATACACATAGTCACCGGTAATTCGTTGAATTAACTGACCACCTATGAAAAGATCTGCGTATTGTATTAGTTTGCTTGGCATTGATTTTTCTTTCCATCTAAATTGTCTCACATCGAGTGACATAGAATAGCTAGAATATACGATAGAAAACCCTGTGTAATCATCCGTAATCACTGGTATTTTTAATTCATACAAATCATTTCCCAAGTAAGACCACTCGTATGGCAGAGAACTACCCCCGTCATCGAGTGTCAGTGTAAAAGTACTATAAAACACATACGTTTTGCCTTGGTAAATAGGATATGATGGTGCATCTACACCGTCTACCGTAAGCACAGGAGGTGCAGCAGATGTAGACACTGTGTGCGTAGTTGCACCCTTGCTGTAAGGCGGGGGTAAATCTAAGCTCAGTGTCACGCCCTTAAGCATGTCACCGGTGTTATTCTGTATACGCGCCGTAGCTTCACTTCCAGGTTCTTGAAAACGATCGAATGGAATCTCCACCTGTTCGAATGCAAATTTAGTATGACGTCTAAAACGTGATACAAAATGTGAATATTCTGGTTCTTCGGTGAGCCACCTGTCCTGGATGCCTCTGGTTGCGAGTGTTAATTTACCCGACATTCCTATTATTTGTGAGTAAAATTTTGTGAAATAAAACGATACGGTATTTTAGAATGAACATTCAGTTGCGAAAATTCAATCCAGCCAAAATGGACGACGACAGAATATGCGTCTTCATTGGAAAACGTAACACAGGTAAATCAACACTTGTGAAAGACATTATGTACTATAAGAAGCATATTCCAGCGGGGATTGTTCTATCAGGCACTGAAGAAGGAAATCACTTTTATGGAAATTTCATTCCCGATGTATGTGTTTACGGTGATTACGACGGTGAAGCCGTAGACAGGGTATTATCCAGGCAGAGAAAGCTCGTGGGTACGAAAGGAAAAAACAAAACGAACGGGGCGTTCATGCTTCTCGATGATTGCATGTACGATTCCAAGTTTTTGAAAGAGACCAGGATACGTCAGTGTTTCATGAACGGTAGACACTTTAACATCTTCTTCATGTTGACGATGCAATACGTAATGGACTTACCACCGGCCTTACGTGCGAATGTGGACTACGTGTTTATACTCAGGGAAAACATCATACAAAACAGAGAAAAACTGTATAAGTCATTTTTTGGTATATTCCCATCGTTCGATATGTTTTGCAAGGTGATGGACGCGTGTACCGAAAACTATGAGTGTCTTGTGTTAGATAACACAGTTAAATCTAATAAAATACAGGATTGTGTATTTTGGTACAAGGCAACTATTCGCAACGGATTCAGGGTGGGAAGTCCACAACTTTGGAGTATGCACAAGAAAACGTACAATCCAAAATATCTAGAACAACAGGAGGCGGATGCAAAGAATGCCACTAAGAAAACACGTCTCACAGTCACGAAACGAAAATGACGATGCGTCACTCAACGATTTCAAAAAAGTCAGTCTACATAAATGTCGACTGACGTCCGGACGTTGAATCTCTCTGAAAATGACGATGGAATGGTGCCTCTCACGACTTCTTTCGTGCAACAAAACCAACCCGAAAAAAATGTGAGTCAAAATAAAGAAATGACCATGGATTCCACTCCAATCTCCGACATCATGGGCCAACCAGAGATGCCACTTGAACCCCCAATGATGGAGTCCGATCCACGCGTACAGCAGCCAATTGTCATGCAACAGCCCATGGTTATGCAGCCACAGCAGCAGCAGCAGCAAATGGCTCCACAAACTAAGAACCCATTCAACCTTACTGATGAGCAGATGCAAGCCGTCGTTGTTGCGGCGTGTACTGCGGCTGCCATTAGTAAGCCTGTGCAGGAAAAGCTCGCCAATTACGTGCCACAATTCTTAAACGAACAGGGACACCGAAGCATGGTCGGCCTCGCGGCGACCGGTGCCGTGGCGGCTGGTATTTTCTATGTACTTAAGCGATACGCTTAATAACGTATGCGATAAACATAACGAGCGCCTTCATTAAATATGTTAGCGCCAATCAAGCCGATGACAAACGCGGCTATCAATAGCGCCAAAGACTTTCCGGTGCTATTGATATCCTTGCCAAACATCCGAAGATCCTTTTTGACATCACCGATAGTACTTATGAATATAGACGCAAAAGCATACGCGATGCCACAAGCCAATACGATAAACTTGTGATCAACACCCAAATTATCGAGTTTGAGACGCCTGTAACCACCTCTCGCAATCAAGTTGAGGGTGATTGGCATCAACACAAGTATGAGCGCAGAAACAATCCATGGCTTAGTTTCGTTACTCGCCTTGTCCACCAATACTGGACTCAACATGATGAGAAGAGATGCCAACCACATGAAAATAAAAACAAAGAGCTGTCGGTTCATTTATCATATGTATACATTATTTATCCTGGATGTGTTTACCACAAAATTCAGTCTTCTCTGGGATCTCTTGGTACACACCTATGGCAACGCACATAGACTTAAGCTTTTCGTACTTGTCCCAGTAATCTGAACTGTGTTCATATTCATCTACGCACCCGTGTGCGAGTTCGTGTATCAACACGTGCATGATTTCGTTTGGTTCACCGTCTATGCATAGACCTATCTCGTAGCCCTTGTTGACGTTGTACCCAACACTCCCACCTTGGGCCCTGTGGTGCGCTGTGATAGGTATCTCATAAACTAAGTGTGCGAACTCTTCGTCACCAGAGTCTTGTATGTGGTTTCGGAGGATCTCATATTTTTCCTTTACGACGCGAAGCTTCTCTGGTACAGTCGTGTTCATGAGTATGAGTGCATTTATGATGAGTAAAAGTAACACGAGTATCATCTCTTATATACAAAGATAAATTTAGAGTAAAGATCGGATATGGGATTTCCTGAAAGAGGTTCCCATGACTGAAGCCTAAAACCTATTTTTTCTAAACGCGTCACTAACAGATCTCTGTGTGCTATGGGTTCGGACTTTGCACCATCTTCGTAATACGGTGTGTCTTCGAGATTGACAAAAAGTTTTTCACCAAATTGACCATTACTTGTTGATTTCATGACGAAGAAGCTTCCGTTTCCGTAATTAAGTGGAGTCTTAAATATGATTTGATTTGAATCGGGTATGATTCCAATGAGTTTACCCCCTGGTTTCATACGTTTTCCTATCTCTCGTGTACTATCCATGAATAGATCTTCATTTGCAAATATGTAGTGGATCGAAAAGTTATAACACACGACATCGTATTTCCTGTTTGGTGTGGAGATGATATCACCTAAATAAAAATTGACACGAATCTTGTGGGTCTTTGCCCTAGTCTTGGCTTCATTGAGTGCATCCTCACATGGTTCACATGCACTAAGATTTACGTTACATTGTTTATATTTTCCTAGATCACCCCCGAACCCACACCCCACATCCAACACCGCGTCTCCTTCTCTACATACTCTCTGTATGAGTTCTCTCTTCTCCGCGTTGTGATGTTTGCGTATCTCCTCCATACTCCTGTTTGATATTTTTTATCACTCGTTTGACTTAGGCATAATTCGTGATAAAGACGAGTCTTTTCTTTATGTGTATGATTTAGACATTGGTGTGGAATGGATTTTAAAGTAACACCATACTTTTTCAAAAAATAAAAACAAAAATTTTTTTTTATTTTTTACACTTTCTTTTAAAAGAAAAAAGTTTTGAAAAAAAAAATAATTTTTTTATAAAATTTATAGAAATAAAAAAAGTTTATAGAAAAAAAATATAAATTTAATTACTAGCTAATTTTAATTAAGTATTAGAAAAATCTCATAAATATGCTATTTCTATGGATGTCTCCACAAGACCAATTATAAACGTAACAATGATTATGACCATTACCTTCCATGAACTTAGAAGCAGAGAGTATGTCCGAATCAAGTCCAACGTCGAGTGTGTTATAAACATCGAAGCCCGCATTTCTTGCTAAAATGACTGCATCTTTTAGGTCTCCAACTCCCGTGTCGTAGAACATGTAGGCTTGCTTTATGTGTATCCCGGTTTTCACGGACGTGTAAGGTACTGAGTAATATGATGTGACGTGATCATTGTCATCTATATATGTGTACACTATATCATCGACTGGCATGAGATATCTAGACACGTAGTCTTCATCTATCACGGGTGCGATTGAATATTTCGACATGTGTGCATTTAGTGCGCGCGAAACTCTAGGTATGTCTTCTTTGGTCATGAGTCTGTGTTGACAAGACCCACGCACGATGTGAGACCTTTCACGTTCTTGTGAAAATTTTGCCTTATTGAGTTTGGGTACGTTTAAGAGTCTGTGCCAATACTCCGTCTTAGCCACAATCCCGGGAAGTTCGGCGACGGCCGTGTACACGGCTTGCCAAATTCCCCGAGCGTTGGCGCGTCTCCGAATCTCGGATATGAGCAATGGTGCGAGACGTTGATTCCGTAACGTGTCGTGAACACACAAAAAGTTGATCTGGAGAGCATCGAAGGTATCCTTCTTGACCCTGTATTTACACGGCATGCCCGAGATGAACCCGACGAGCTTACCACCCGATTTGGTTCGAAGCCCGAGATTCCACTCGGGTGTTGTCGCCCACTCGACAAACTGTTCGCTGTACTCGAGCGCGAAATGTTCATCACGGATGTAATGAACACGCAAGAGTTCGGCGGCTTCTTTTACGGTACACTCGGACCATTCGAACTGTTCGGGTAATGCGATCGGGTTTGGATCAAAGTCTCTACACGTGTTTATCTCACCCATGTATTCCTCGTGATTTTCTGGTACGGGTTGGGTATTCCAAAACTCGTGCATTTATATACACACGCACTTTAGTTTTAAGTTGGCTTAAAGTTTTGAAACGTGTATAAGTCAGAAAAATGTCTCTCGAGCAAGATTACACTACCGTTCCAGGTCAACTCTATGCGTGTCTCTCCGTGGTTGGTCCAGAATGCCCTCAGAAGAATGATAAGTTTGGTATCAAGATCAG